ACAGACTTACCACGAATGTTGAGGAACAGATATTCAATGTCAAAAGTGGGAAGAGTCTCGACTTTGATACCTGTGGTTTTAATACAGGACTTAAGAACTTCTTTAATCGCCTTGGTGATCTGCTTCGTGTCCTCCGTCTCCATGGCCAGGACAAGAAGTTTCTCTTCTCTCACCAGGAAAGGTCTATACTCAATCGTCTCCCCAGTAGAAGGAAGCACCAACTCATAAGTTGGCGTAGAGATTTTGGGTAAAGGCATAACAACCTATAACAAGTCAGTAATCTTATTTATTAGGGGAAGTTAGACTCTCAATATACCGTCAGTGTCTCTAGCTCTTCTACTTGCGGCTCTCACTCTTCGTCTTTCTTCTGGAGTAACTGGTGCATCTAATCCCTCACCAATAGGATCGCGCTCGGGGTCTTTGTTTACCATTTTAGAACCCTTACTGTCTGATTTAGATTCTGCTGATGGGTTATCTTGTGGAGCAGACTTGGTGGCCTGATTATTAGAAGATGCTACCTGTGATCTAAAGATACCACTTCTATCAGTAATGTATCTCTCGTATGCAAATGTCACCGTAAATTCTAATACGTTTGATGCATCATACGAAACACCAACAGAAGAAATGTTTTGAGGGAAAGCATTGATGAATTCATAGGTTATGTTCCCCCTCCCTTGACCAGGCAAAAAGGAGTCTTGGTCCTTATTGAACTTATATACGAAAAGGGAAGATCGATATTCATCTGGGAATGAGGCTTTGAAATAACTATTTCCACCTCTAGGATTCTGTCCATTCAGTTGCATGATAAACTCCATCCAAAACTCAAACAGATATAACATCTGATAGTCGGAGTCAACGTAGAAAGTTAGATCGATTGTCCCATCAAACTGTCTGGCATAAGCGTGCTTCTGTGTAACACCATAGAAGTCTTTTACATCATGTGTTGCAAGAGATGATCCAGGAAGACTGGTTGCCTTGCAGAGAATTCCAGTCTCACTTAATATCTGCCTCGAAAAGATTCTCTTACTCTGTAGAAAGGACTGTACCTCTGATGGCAGAACAATATGAGAACGGTACTGACTCGACTGAGCCAGGTTGCCGAACTTATTAATAAAGTCCTTTGTACTATATCTTGTACCAGGTATGTTCCCAGCCATCTAAATACCGTATGGTTCCCTATACTATGTATGAGTTATAAAGGAAGATTTATTCCAAGTAACACTCAAAAGTATAAGGGTGATTTTAAAAACATCATTTATAGATCCCTTTGGGAACTTAAATTCATGAGATGGTGTGATCGTAATGAAAATATCCTTGAGTGGGGCAGTGAGGAATTCTGGATTCCATACAAGTCACCTTTAGATAATAGAGTGCATCGATATTTCCCAGACTTTTATATGAAGGTCAAGGAAAGTAATGGATCAATCAAACGATATGTGATTGAAGTTAAACCGAAAAAGCAGACTATTCCACCAGTTCAAGGTAAAAAGAAAAAGCAAACCTTCATTCGTGAGGCTGCTGAATATGCCAAGAACCAAGCAAAGTGGAAAGCAGCACGTGAATTCTGTGAGGATCGTTTACTTACATTTAAGATAGTCACAGAAGACGAACTAGGTTTATGAATGAGGACAGCAACCAACCATACGTACTAGATTTTGATATTGAAGATATCCATCTTTTGTATCGGTGTGTATGTAAAAGAATTGAAACTTGGGAGGGTGGAAATCCATCAGAACAAGAACATTTATTTTACATGAGAGATTGGTTGTATCGTGCGGTTCTAGATTACAAGTTCAAACACATGGACGCAGATGAGTAGGATTACACCTCTGGTAGAAAAATACAAAGGGACATCTGTAGCAAATGAAGATCCCGATATTATTATGTTAGATGTGATTGAAGCTCTCAGTGATACTGTAGAGGTTATTCCAGAACCAGGAAATTATTATACCTTTATCTACGCAGCAAAAACTCCTAACATTACATACGACACCTTTCCTTTGATCGCTGCATTTGATTATCATCAATCTGGATTCTATGGATTCAACTTCCATTGGAACCGTATGAGAAACTATACGTTTCAAGAGATAGTAGGACAGGTATATAGAGTCAATCGTGATGAACTTGATGATCTCAAGAGACTAAGTTATCAAAAGTTTGTTCTAAATAACTAAAAAACCTGTGGCAACTTTAACGATTCCACTAGCAAAGAATAAGTCAACGCCTCGCACAAGCGAAAGGGCTTCGTTGTCTTATGATGTGAATGATCCTAACGCTACAAGGACACTCACAATAACGAAAGATAATAAGAATAAAAGAGGTAGAACCACAAGCACAACCACAACAACGTTCACTCAGGGTGCTGATGGACAGTTCCGCGATTCAAGTGGAACGTTGTGGACAGGAGAATACAGTGGAGAGGGTGGACAGATTCGTGCTGCCTTAGGAAAGAAAATAAACGATGCTAACTTATCTGACAAGACTCAGCAAGAATGGGCAGATAGTGGAGCAGGGACAGGACTGAATAAGAATATCACACCCATCACTGGTGATCAAAACAAAGGTGGTGATGCACCTGCTGGTGATGCTGGTCCCACGCAAGCAACAGACGTTGCCATTTCATCACAACCAGCTGCCACTCGTGGATATGATGATCTGAGATACCCTCTCACTCTCCTTGATAAAACTGACTTTATGAAAATTACCATGTACAAGTATGTGCCTGGTAGATTTCAAACTGGTTCTGCTAATAGAGCAACTGAGAGAATACAAGAAACGATGGGAAGCGTTATTCTTCCTATCCCCAGTCAACTCTCGGACGGAAACAATGTGGGATGGGGTCAGAACTCCATGAATGCTTTGCAGATGGCAGGGTCTAGAGCAGCTCTTGATGTCATGGAATCTAGCAACCCGCTTACAGGAGCGGCTGAGCAGATTACAAAAGCAATTGAGGCTGCGAAAGAAAGTGGTGGAGAACTTGCAGCACTTGCAAAACTCACACTTGTTTCTCAGTTACCAGGTGTGAATCAAAGTCCTAATGACTTGTTAGCAAGAGGACAGGGCGCGATTCTAAATCCAAATCTTGAACTTCTTTTCAATGGACCATCTCTCAGATCATTTACTTATGGTTTCCGTTTGTCTGGGAGAAACGAACAAGAAACAATTATGATCAGAAAGATCATTCGTCTCTTCAAGCAAGGTATGTCGGTTAAAGAATCCTCTGGCGGAGGATTATTCCTTTCAACACCAAACGTATTTGGAGTTCAGTTCTTTAACAGCGAAGGAAGGCCGCATCCTTTCTTAAATAGACTTAAGAAGTGTGCCCTTACAAGTTTTGGTGTGAACTATGTTCCTGACGGTACATATATGACCTTACCCAACTCTTCGATGACAACGTATGAACTCGCTTTGAGTTTCCAAGAACTCGATCCTATCTACGATACTGACTACACCAAACTTGATAACGATCAAGACCTGGAGATTGGATTCTAATGTCTAACTATTTCAGCCGCCTACCAGACTTTGAATACATCTCTCGTCTCAACGACAGGAGATCTAACAATGATTATGTCACGGTCAAAAACATCTTCCGTCGAGCTCTGATCCGAGAAGATCTTTTTGATAACTTCTTGGCATTTACCAAGTACAAGATCGTAGGAGATCGAAGACCAGATCAAATCGCCTATGAGATCTATGGAGACTCAGATCTTGATTGGGTTATTCTTGCTGCCAACAACATCATCAATGTCAGAGAAGAATGGCCTATGAGTCAGTTCCAGTTTGAAAAATATATCATTGAGAAGTATGGGTCGTTAGAAAATGCAAGTAGGGTCAAGCATTACGAAACGATTGAGATCAAAGATAGTTCTGGTAGAGTCTTCGTTCCCAAAGGGAAGATCGTATCGTCAGACTTTACAATGAGATTCACAGACTCTGTTACGAACGAGAATCTTAGTTCCAGTGCAGATTCTCTAACCGAAGTCACATACTACACCTATGAAGAAAGACTCCAGGATGAAAGACGTAACATCAACATCCTGAAGTCTAAGTATCTGCCTCGCATTCTAGATGAAATTGAGACTCTTCTTGATTATGAACCTTCTACTGAATATATTAGTCCGAAGTTGAAGAAGGCAAGCAATCCGAACCTTGGTTGATCACTCCTCAGCGAGTTTCTGGAAGTAACTCAGAGCGTCATCCTCATCTTCGCTAGAGGTTTCAGGAATGCTGATCTCTTCGCGAACTTCGGGTGCCTTGGATTCAAACTTGGGAGTGAAAGAACCACGACCCTCGCTCTCATCCTCAAGTTCCTCGTCGTAGCGACGGGTGGCAGGTTTCTGACCGAGCACAGACTTGAGACGCTTGTCAAGATCCTCGTAGGACTTGAAACTGGAAGGTGCGGTGTACTCTGCTAGAGAGTACTCTTTTTTCCAGATTGCTTCAAGTGCATCATCGTCATCCAGGAGAGGCTCAGCAGAGTCAAACTCTGACTTGTCATAATTCCAGTAGCCATCCACCTTGCGAATCTTGAGTTTAAAGTTTGCTCCTGCCCAGAAGTCAAAGGGGTTGATAGGTGATTCATCTTCAAACTCCGGTTGCATTGCGGCTGTGATCTTGTCGAAGATCTTCTTGCCAAACTTGAACAAGAATACTTGACCTTCGTTGTGGGGGTTGACGGGATCCTTAACAACATAGATGTTGCTGTA